CAAGAATCCTAAGTGCACAAGAAGTTAAAATGCCTTGGTCTGAGCTCGATCCATTTTTAGATAAACTTAAAATTGCATGTGACGAGTCTGATCATCAAGAAATACGTAGGTTATTTTTAACAGCACCTACTGCCTTTTCACCCACTGATGGCATTTGTGATTTGAATTGGAAGCAAAAATATAACAATCAAACTAACGTTACAATTTTACCAAACGTAAGTGGCTCTTAAAGCGAATAGATTGCAATAGTTTGATCTCTGTAGGGAATGACGTACCCACGTGGATTTTTATCTTCGGTGTATATGACCATGTAGGCGCCTTGCTTGCTGGCGCACTAAAAGCGCAACTTTTACGTATTTCTTAAATTGCACGAGTAAGCTTCACGCCTTGTATCTCTCATTGATAAATGATTAGCTATCATTTATCACATCGAAGTCAGTGAGCTTGCCTTTACGCCTAGTATTTAATACTGCGCCGTAGATAAAGCCCTGACTTTCTATTCTCACAAACTGAATGGTATCCAAGCACGCTTTTATTTAAGTAGATGCTGTATGTACAAGGGGAGTAAGTAGAGATGATGTTTATCGGCATTGATATTAGTAAAGAGAAAATTGATTTATCGTGGTTGAGAGACCAGCTTACAAACAAGATTAAAACAAAAGTCTTTAAAAACAAGCATCAAGACTTTTTAGCAATAGAAAAATGGTGTGACCCAAGCCAAGTGTTTCATTAGGATAATTGGGCTGATTCTCTAGTATTCTGTCAGCCTGTTCGGACATAATTTTCCTGCGTTCTTTCAACGGTAAGGCTAGTATTTCTTTCTTTGTCATCAATCTAGCGTCCATATCCATACCTCCATATATAATATCTGTGAGTGTTAGACTTTGAGTCCCTTTAATACTGTTTTAATGTCTTTGACCTTATAATTTGCCCGTAGTATCGAAGTTCTACCGTCCTTACTGGCTGTTAATGTTTGGCTGTCGATCATCGTCTGGCTTACATCATCCCGATGCTCATCAAACCACCCTCTGCCACATAGAGGGTCTTGTCCTCTCATAAACGGGTTATATCTTCCCAGGTATACGTTCATTTTCAATTCCCTCCTGTTATTTAATACTTGTTTAGCTAAGTATAAAGTGGGCGCAGGTATAATCCGCCATATATCCCGGTGAGGTCATTGCCTGCATCCCGTTTGTCGCATAGTTCCCTGCATTCATAGAGCTTAAATGCCCAATGCCACATATCGTTCTTTGTGGCCTTGTAGTGCCTCACCATGGAGCATCCACCCCGTCCCTCAATTATCCAGCCGTTGTGATTGTATGCCTTATCTTCTTTCATTTTATCCCCATATACATACAATAGCATGACGACTAGACGCTTGTCAATAGAGTTTATAGGCTTTTGGGATATTTATTCCGTGACTAAGTCTAACGTTCACATAAATAAAGGTTGACAAATCATCTAAAGGCTTGCTACTATCTGAATAGTAGATTCTGTCTCAAAGTCAAACACTCTAAAGGATTATCTATGTCTAACGTTCTAACCCCTAAACAAGAGAATTATGCCCAAGACTTATTCACTGGTATGTATCAAAGAGATGCTTACATTAAGAACTATACAACCAATTCTTCTAATATGGCTGTTATTGATGCTAACGCCTCCCGGTTAGCGAATAATGAAAAGATTATAGCTCGTATAACTGAATTACGCGAGGCGGCCAAGTCTGTTAAGATTGCAAACGTACAGGAGCGACAGGAACGGCTATCAATCTTCTTACGAGAGGATAACTACACAAAGTTCGGACGATCAAGACAGTCAAACATTCAGGCAGCAGATGTACTTAACAAGATGGACAAGATATACGAGACCGCTCCCACACTCGTCAGCAACACCACAACCAATATCATAGTCATGGATAAAGAGACAAAGGACCTAATCTCAGGGGTAAAGGACCGGACAATCAAGTTCATTGAAGGAGAGGTTATAGATGAATAGCAATGACAGGGTAAAGCGTTACAGGGAGAGGCAGAAGGCGTTACAGGGCGTTACATCCCCACTCGTGGAGACCGTTACACAAAAGGGTGCGTTACATCCAAAAGCGTTACAAAAGGACACCGTTACATTATACCGTTACATCGATGGGAAGCACATAGAATTGGCGGAAGTACCTGAAGGTTACAAAGTTCTATCAGACGGTCAAGTATGGAGACCTCAAGAGAAAATACCCGTTAAAGGTAATGACCGCATATCATTCATTCAGAGGGAGCTTAATAACCCGTATCTTGTCGGTAGTATTGACAATGCCGGCCGTGTGCTCGGTGATCGTCTAGCCAGATATGAAAAGGCATATCGTTACAAGCTATGGAAGGATGGTAAACCAGTCGATGAGTTAGATTCAGGGTCGGCAGCTAAACTATTCCAGGTATGTACATCATTAAACAAACACGATGTAGCTCACCTTGTAAGATATGGAGTCAGTGGCCCTACAATGGATATAGTATCAGAGACACTGGGAGCGTCATAGGAGATAGATGAGGGATGACAAAGACTAGCGAAACAGATGAGCTTAAACAAGCAGACCAAACGGGATATTATAGGGGAGTTGATTGGGCAACGGAAATATCCGCTAAAACACTTGAGAAGGTTCTTCAAGCACACCAAGTCCAAATAGAGACATTGGCTCAGGCCGTGATAGATTATCTGGATGCTTTGCTAGGTTTTGACTACTCAGGTATTAGGACACAGGAAATAAAGAAACTCAGCACCATCAAGCCTTCATAGGACGTAAATCTGAGGGTTTTAAGGAGAAGGTAATAGGAATGGATACACCGGCTTATAAATGGGCGATTAGGGAGATAGAGGGGTTAGATAGTAAAGAGAGTCTGGCTTCTTGGGAGATAGTAAGGTTGGCATCTATACATAGATTCAAGGAAAACATAGAGAAGGGGCAATAGGATATGATTAAGAGATTAACGGCCGGCTTTCTAATTGTCACGGTTATGTTCTTAGTTGGGTTTAATGAGTTCTATCGGCTTGTTCAATTGATAAACTGGATGGCTTTATCTTTCTTATTATTGGCGTTAATATCGGTCGGTATCGTTATTAAAGTCTGGGCTAGGGAAAGATGAAGATCAACACTGAATGACACAAATAAGAACCACCAGGATATTCAAGGACGTATTAAAAGCATGGGTAGGTGGTAAGAAGGGTATCCTATTAGAGGGTGGGACGTATTCATCAAAGACCTATTCAGCATTACAGGCTATAATGGTCATAGCTCAAGAGGCCATAGACAAGTTAGACATCGACATCGTATCAGAGTCAGTACCACATTTAAAGGGTGGGTGCTTAAAAGACTTCTTCAACATCATGGAGGAGACCCAGGAGCATAATCCATCATTCAATCAGACAGATCATATATACAAACGGAGAGACTGGAAGACAACTCTGACCTTCCTCAGCGCGGATAATAACAAAGCGTTAGGCATGAGAAGGGATATACTGTTCATCAATGAGGGGGACACCTTATCTTGGAACATAGCAAGAGAACTAATCAGCCGGACAAACAGATTCGTTATAATAGATTGGAACCCGCGTTCTGAGTTCTGGGCACATGAGTATTATCTAAACGACCCCAAATGGTCTTACAGTCATTCTACGTACAAAGATGCTTTACACGTCATACCACCGGGCAAGAGAGAGGATATTGAGGACTTAGGCAGTAAAGACCCTAATTACAGGAATGTGTATGAACTGGGTTTACTAGGGACTATTGAGGGGCTGGTACATCCGTTCTTCGACCAGATAGACGAACTACCAAAAGGGGACTATTTCTACGGTGTGGACTTCGGGTTTACTAATGACCCAACGGTACTGACGAAGCACGTTATCATAGGTGATGAACTATTCTCTCAAGAGTTAATCTATGAGACCGGCCTTACAAACGATGAGATAAGCAGAAAGATGGACCTGGTTAAGGTCAGGCATAACTATGACGAGATATGGGCTGACAGCGCGGAGCCCAAGAGTATAGAGGAGATCAGCTTAAAGGGCTACAACATCAAACCTAGTGAGAAGGGTAAGGGGTCAGTTGACTTCGGGATACAGAAGGTCAATCAGTACCGGCAACGGTGGACAAAGGACTCGTTAAACTGCATTAAGGAACAAAAGAACTTCAGCTTTATAAAGGATAAGGACGGAGCATTTACAGATAAGACAACTCACAAATGGAGTCATGGTATGGATAGCCTGGTATCCGGAACGAAGATAAGAACCAAACGGGGTGAGGTCAGAATAGAAGATGTTACAATGGCTGATTTAGTCTTGACCAGGGGCGGATGGAAGCAGGTATTATTCAGTGGTGAAACAGCATCAAATAAAGAAGTCCACACTATTAAGTTTTCAAACGGCGACTCGATTACTGGAACGCCAGACCATGAAATCTGGATAAATGGAAAGGGGTTTACCCCCTTGAATACTTGTCGGTATGGTGATATAATTAAAGTATGCGGGAGACAATCGAATATAACGGATGTAGATATTACCGTTATCCTGAAGCACTTAACTGGTCGGATAGGATGTATTTTAGGTCTAGGCCACAGGCTGAACGATACCTCCACCGACAGATATGGATTGACAATTACGGGGAAATTCCTAAAGGTTGCGAGATTCACCATAAAGACAATAATCCACTCAATAATGAGTTATCGAACCTTGAATGTTTACTTACTGGATGGCATAACTTCAATCATACAGCCTCTCTACCTGAGTGGAAGCGAAAGTGGCTCAGGTCTCACATCAGAAAGTACCAGGCGAAGGCTAATGAATGGCACAGGTCAAAAGAAGGCAGGCAGTGGCATAAGATTCACGGGAGATTATGCTGGGAAGGGAGAGAACCCACCAAGAGGAGATGCCAGAATTGCGAGCAAGAATATCTCAGCCGTGAAGTTAGTGGGTCAGCAAAGTTCTGCTCAAACAAGTGTAAATCACAGTCAAGGCGGCGAACAGGAAGAGACGATATTAAAAAGATTTGTCAGTGGTGCAGTAAGGATTTTCAGACGAACAAGTATCGGCCTCGGAATTGTTGCTCCCGTTTATGTGCTCAACGTCTCCGAGCCTCACAAAGATAAACAGCCGGTCTATGATATAACCACTTCTGAATTACCTGAGTTTTACGCCAATGGTGTTCTTGTGCATAATTCACGTAGATATGCGCTGGCAAGTAAACTGGTGATAATAGGCGGGAGTAATAAGATAGCGGTATCAGGGCCATAGGAGAGTTAATTGGCAACTGACTGGCATAAAAGAGGCTGGGTACTCAGGCAATATGACGTTGGTAAGTGGTTAGGTGGAGCTAAATCAGTCTATAGTCGTACTTCTGGATACGGTTCAATCATCAATTTCCTGTCAATCAATGTCATATTATGGAAGACGGTTGTAGAGGCATTTGTCGCTCAGAACCTTCCCTGGGTAACTTACCCGATGTTCCTGGCTGTGTTTGTGGTTGCCTTCTTCGTAGTGGCAATAATGGACTTCAAGGTTATACTACCATCTGATTATTTATTCGGGATGTGGCAGTCATGGAACCATCCGAAGAACCCGCACAGGATAGTGATTGAGGAGATACTGACTATACTTAAAGAAAAGGAAAAGAAGTAATGCCAGCCGACTT